TGGTGCCGCTGCCGGTGATCACCACGTCGCTGCCGGACGTGATACGGCGCTGCCAGTACCAGGTACCGCTGGCCCAGCTGCTGGTGGTGGCGGCAGACAGAGCCACGTCCCAGCCGCCATCAGATCGCGCGGAGCCGGTCACCGTGGCGCCTTCGCCTGCGGTGTTGGTGCGGAAGTCGATCTGAAGCGTCCAGGTTGCGGACGTGGCGGGATCACCGGCGGGGTCTGTAGCGGCCGGCTCGATCCAAACGGAAGTGCTGCCAGCGGTGATTAGAGCCGGGACAGTCACTCTTAAGCCCGCACAACTGCAAACAGTTTAAGCGGCGCAAGGTTTAAGGCCTCACGCCGCCGTTGCTCCCGTTGGGAGCCCTTGCCGTACCGAACCCCGCCAAGCCGCGACGGTGTGATGCCCGCCCGCTGAGGCCAGACAGCAAGAAGCCCCGGAGCGGGAACTCCGGGGCCCTTGGTGAAGGCCGAAGCCCCCACTGAAAACCCGGCCACCTTGACAAGAGGGACAGGACCGGACTCACCCCACCGAGAGGAGTGATGTTTGAACCAGCGCAGGGAGGGGGTGGAGCCCCTTCCAGCACCGGGGCCATCATCGTATCACCAGCCATCGACGAACCCCGGACCTGATTGCGCAGCCCTGCGGCGTCTTGCAGGGGGCTTGTCGGGCGTTGTTCGCTGTTGCTCGGCCGCTGCCTCCAGCTGCGACCAGAGACTGGCCCGGTTGTACCTGCGCTTCACCAGCTCAAGCATTGCAAGCGCATACACGCATAGGTCCAATGGCTCGTTCCGGGCGCCGCTCGGCTTCTCCCAAGTCAGCACCTGGAAGCCCTTCACCGTCTTGGGCACCAGCCGTTCGCAGGTCAGGCCCTGCAGGAACTCCTCGGTTACGTCGTTGCCGAAGTGGATGCTGCCAGGGCCAGTGCTGTCCTTCTTTAGGCGGGCGTAGATCGTGCGCTTCAGCGTGTCGCCGCCAACCATGAACAGGCTGAGGCCTTTCTTGATCACACGGCCGCGCCAGTTCACATCCACCTTGCTGCCCTTGCCTAGGGCCGGCGCCGCCTTGGTGCTGCTGCCCTTGATCGCCACCACGCCCTCGGCCGCGTGCTTGCGGCAGTATTCGTAGGCCTCCTGGGTGAAGTGGCCGCCGGTATCCACCGCGCAATGGCGCACGGTGAGGATGCCGCCGCCTTCCCGAGGCCACTGCGTCTTCCTGATGCTGGTGATCTGCTGCCACACGTCGTCGTAGGCCGGGCTGCCCTCGACCTTCTGATGCCAGATGCGCCACATCTCCTCGCCGCGGCCGAATCCCCAGATGGTCGTCTCCAGCCAGGTGTCCTGCACATCCACCGCCATCAGCAAGAGCACGACGCCCTCGGGGCAGGTGCCGCTGCTGTAGCCATCGCCCTGCGCCCGGGCCATCAGGCCATCGGCATTGATGGCGGCCACGGCCTCATCCTCCCAGGCCTCGGCGGCACGCTTGTTGACCCAGCCTTTCAGCAGCAGCGGGTCGGTCTTGGCCCGAAGGAACTCGTCACGGATCTGCCCCCAGCTGGTCCAGCCGGCCGGTGCATACCACGCCGGCAGGTGGAAGCCGGCCGTGATGCCGTCGCCCTTTGCCGTCGCCTGCCATTGCGCACCGGTGAGCATCGTGGTCTTGTGGTGCTCGCTGACGCGCTCACCGCAGGCCGGGCACTGCGCGAACACCTCGCCATCAGGTGTGTCCCACTTCATGTGCTCACGCCAGCGCAGCACCTCCAGCGCACCGCAGCAGGGCATGAGCATGGCCAGCTGCCGCCGATCGCTGCGGGCTTCAAACTCGTGCGTGATGCGGCACATGCCGCGGGTGCCGGGCGTGGAGGTGATCAGCACCTTCCCCATCGGGAACGTCGACGTTCGGGCCTCTGCGTTCTCGAGCGGGTCGCCCTTGTCGTCTGCCTCGAACGGGTAGGAGCTCACCTCATCGGCCAGCAGGTAGGCCGCTGGCATGGACTGCAGGCCGCTGCCGCTGTTGGCGCCGGTGAGCACAAACAGGCCACCGCGAAACTCCTTCAGGAACATGGTGTTTCCGCTGTCCCTGGCCCGGGCCGGTGCGATCAGCTCAGACAGCACTGGCGTCTCGCGCAGCAGCGGCTCCAGCCGCTGGCGGTTCAGACGCTTGGCCATGTCCAACGTGGGCTGTACAAGCAGCGTCGGCGCCGGCCACAGATGGATGATCGCGCCAAGCCAGTTCAGCACCACCTCCGTCTTCCCAAGCTGGCTGCCGAACATCAGCACCACACGCCGGTATGGGCTGGTGGGGCTCAGGCACTGCATCGGCTCGCGCAGGTATGGCGTTCTATCGCTGCGCCACTGGCCGGGCTCCGCTGAGCCCTTGCTGCTCAAGACACGGTGGCGATCAGCCCACTGATCCAGCGTCATCGGATCAGCAGGCCGCAGGCCATCGCGGAAGGCCTCGGCGTAGATCAGCGCAGCATCAGCCATCAGCCAGACTCCTCAGCGCGATGCGCAACTCCTCGGTAAGCAACGTGTGGCATTGCCTAGCGTCAGTGGTGCCGGCCAGCTGCGCAGCCAGCCGGTCAGGGATCGCCATGATGCTGTCCCGCACACCACGGGCCAGCTTGAACGCTGTTGTTTTCACTTCATCGGCCGGCACCAGCTCCGCCTGCAAGGTCTGAACCTCTAGCCTGACCTTCTCGGCTAGGTAGTGCTCCCTGCGCGTCCTGCTTTCGTTGAAGCCAGGAATCTCATCGTCAGGCAGTGCCGCAATCTGCCGCTTCAGATCGGCTGGGCTGACCTTCACAGGTGCAGGCGCAGCAGCCGGCTCACGGCCAACACGCTGCTGCCGTGGATCCACGTTGTGCAGATACTCGTCGATCAGAGTCTCAGGATTGATCCTGATTGGCTTGAGTGAAATGCAGCTGGTGGGCAGCCTGCCAGCACGGCAGAGCTTCTCCAGGTTTTGACGACTGCAGCGCCGGCCCGTCTTGGATTCGATCAGGTCGGCCGCTTTCTGACTGTTCAGAGGCTCGGTCATGCAACCAACCTACAAGGGTTGCAACCCAGACGGTTGCAAGTCAAGATGCCAAGCCCAGATTGAGTTGCTCAGCCTCTGGCGGGCCTGTCAGGGCCTGGATCAATGCCAAGCGGCCTGGGTCAAAAAATGATTGCGAGCGATACCACTGATCCATCGGATGAGCTGCCTTGCTGTAGTTGCAGGCCTTGCACGCCGGCACGATGTTGTTGATGTGATGCAAGCCTCCCTTGCTGATTGGCAAGACATGCTCGATCTGTATCTCGGCAGTTGATCCGCAGTAAGCGCAGGCATTGTTAAACCGAAGGAATCTTGTTCTTAGCTGCAAAACAGAAATCTTCCATACGGCCTGCTTTCTTTGCTGCAGCTTGCGGCGCCGGCTCTTCTCGCGTGTGTATAGGCGCAGTTCAAGATTGGTCAAGTAATTGAACTGCCACTGGTTTCTGTGCCATTCGGCGCGCGCTTGGCGTTTTGCTTCTGGGTTCTCCTGCCAGTAGCGGCGCTGCTCATTGGCCACCAATCTGGCCACACTTGGCAACCGGCCGGCTTCGCTAATGGCTTTGTGCAGTTGCCTGATCTCTAGCGGCAGAAGCTGTTTCATGCCAGCGCGACGCCTGGCTCTTTCTTTATAGCTGCGTCGTTGCTGTCGAATGTGCTCAGCAAATTCTGGATCAACTGCCATTCGCGCTTTGATTGCCTCATGCTTGGCTTTTTGCGCAACAGGGTCGTATGTTTGTTGCGCATATCTTGCGCGTCCGCGGGCTCTATACGCTTCGCGCTGCTCAGGGGTAAGTGTCCGCTTCCTGATGCGTTCACACTCTCGACACTTGCCTTTCACTCTTAAGGTCACTTGATGCCCATGCCACAGATGGGTGCCCTTGCATACAGGCCCTAGTCTTTCGCCATCACCTAATCCCATGGCGGCTGTATCAACAAATGACAGCAGCCAATCTTTTGTTTTTGCGCCAGTGCATCCGACACATTGAGAGCAGTTCTTG